ATGAAATCCAATTCTATGTAGTATGTATATTATTTTTTTCTTTAGCTTGGCCATATTACAATTAAATTATTAATACGCATCATAATCATCATCTTGATCATATTTTTGTTTCCAATTGTCTAATTCATTAAAATATAAGTCTCTAAATTTTTCAACGTCTTTTTTTAATTCTCTATTTTCTTTTGCAGTTACAACTATACAAGCAATAGTTCCTAATATAAACCCAACAATCAAACTTACTGCAATCATAGTTAAATATGTAAATTCAGTTTCATTCATACCACACCGCATATACTGGAACCTTTTTATCAGAAACTATAGTTTTGCTACCGCTTCTTATGGCTGCGTTACACATTAATTTTTTCTCTTTTATTGGTTTTTCTAGCGTTTGACTTTTGTCCCAATATTTTGGATTCTTGCTGTTTAATTTTTTCTTCTTTGGCATAGATTTCTAGGTTTTGTATTATTTTATTTTCATTTTTTAGTTTATTTGTATAAAGGTATGTAAATAAACAAATTGCTCCAAATATAATTATTGTTATTATCATAATTAAAATATATATCTAATTTTATTCCAAGGTATTACCTTGTCGTGTAACTCTTTAAATTGTTTTATATAATCACGTTTTAATTTATAATTATATCTTATATTCTCACATCCATACTGTGATGTTTTTGTTTCTTGTACATTAGGAACCCATAAATCTACTTCTGTTTTTGGATTGTTTTTAAGATTTAAAGTATGCCTTTCTATGTTGTGTGTGAGAAATATGCATTCTGACAAAACATTTTTTTTAATTTCTATATATTTATCCATTAATTTAAATAGATCAAAATAATCATTTAACCACCCATCGTATACTATTATAGGGCTAAAGTTTACATGTACATCATAACCAGCAAATGTAAAAGCATCAATAGCTAATATCCTATCTATTATTTTAGATGTTTCTGGCTCATGCATATCTGCTTTACGTTGTGGCATTAAACTAAATCTAATACGTATTTTACCTTCAGGATTAAAATATAATAAATCTTTGTTTACATATTTTGTAGCAAAACTTCCCATAATATCTGGATGATCTTTAAAAAATGTAAATATCTTTTTCCATTCATGATGCTTGGCATGTAAAGCAAAGTCTTCATTACAACTTATATCATATGTGATGTATTTTTTATGCGTTTGATTAGGTTTATCTACCTGTGCAAAAGCAGCATGACTATTTATTTCAGTAAGTATGTCTTCTGTATTTGTTGCTACAGATAAACCATATGGCTTATGGCGTTTCATATAACAATAAGAACAGTTATACAAACAACCATAACCAAAGCTTGGTGATATAAAATCTGTAGATCTTCCAGATGGTCTAATCTTAAATGTTTTTCTTTTAATTTTCTTTACCTTCATTGTTTAGTCTTTCTAATTCAAATTCTAAATGTGCTATTGCTTTTGTAATGCAATCTATTGGTGATTTATGCTTACGCTTTGCACGTAAAAGATATGTAACGGCAGTCCCACAATTATACGAAAGATCAAAATCTTCAACTACTTTACGTGCTTCGTATTTATGATATTTACCTATATAATACGAGGGTATTCTTTTGTCCCCAGTAGTAGTAGATGTATATCCGTTTCTTCCTGATTCCCAATAGTGTTCATTATGCTCGCTCATTAGTCTAATTTAGTTTTAAAGTGGTCAATTATTTTATTCATTTGTCTTTTGTAGAATAAATCAAAATCTACATATTCCATTTCACCTGTATCTCCATTTAAAGTTTTAGGTTGTGTCTTCTCCCAAAGTTTATACATAACACCTCTCATTCTTTGGCTAGGTGTCTTTTCACTAAACTCTGCGTTAGTTGTTGCTTTCTCAACTGCATCTATTTGATCTTGATTAATAGTGTTTGTTGATATTAATACATAGCCAGGTTTTTTGATTAACCCAAATAGATTAACCATAGTTTCGTTTGAAAGTTCAGGTGTACCTAAATACACCCTTAAACTTCCATCTGCTAAGGTACTAACTTTATCAATACCTCCTTCAAATACTACTGAATTTTTCATAATATATCTTCGTTCATTATATGTATAGTTCTTTCTGATTTCTTATCAAGATAATCAAATCCTTGGCTAGGCCAATAATCATTATCAAGACAATATTTATATACTGCTAAGTCTCTATCGTAAAGCTCTCTGCCCTTATCAAGCAAATCATCACCTATTTGTATAATATTAATACTAAATGGTGGATTCTTCTCTATAGCTACAATATAGAACTCCTGAGCTCTTACAGCATCCATGTAGAATGCAGCCTGCTTGTAGTACTTAAACTTCCTTACAGAGCTTGCAAATCCATAATAAGAGCTGTCTTGTGTTGTTTTAAGATCAATGATCATTTGACAGTTTGGTCTATAAACATCTAACATACCTCTACACTTTACATCATGCTCTTCGTTCTTCCATGCTATAATGTGCTCTTTAAGACCCTTTCTTAATAATGCTTTTGCATCAGAATCTCTCATTATTTTTTCTGTCATTTGTTCTATTAAGTGATAGTCTTGTTCTGACACTACAGTTTTAAACAAGTTATTCTTAATAAATTCTGCGTAATCAGCCTTACCTTGTTTAGTTCGTTTGTCAAATTTAGGAGCTACAACATAACAGTTGTTAAACTCTTCTGGTTGCAAAACATTCATGTGTAATGCTGATCCAAATTTCATAGCTGGTGTAGAAGGTTGTGGATTGTCTATAGCAAACCTAAAGTATTCTGGTGATTTACCAGTAAGATTATTCAACATACTATTAGATACATATTCTGTATCTTGATAATAGTTGTGATGCGTTAAGTTGTGATTTTCTATTAATTTCATTGTTTGATTTAAAACATTAAAGCCCTCCCGAAAGAGGGCCTCAATGCAATCAAAACAAAAACCATGTAAACATGGCGGGGAAAGTTCTACAAAAGTAGTAATTTATCTTTTGCTCTCCTATTCTTTCTCCTCTTTGTTTTGACTTTCCTCTGTTTTTGTTTCTTTTTCTGTTTTTTCTTTTGCTTTTTCTGCGTCTACTTCTAATTGTTTATCTAGCTCATCCATTCTTTTTAGAATGTTTTCTGATTCAGGTATATTTAAAGCGTAATCATTTAGACTTTCTCTAAATTCAGAAACCTCTTCTTCTGTAAACCTACCCTCAGACATATAATCTTTATGAACCCATGTTAATATTGCAACTTCATGTGATCTTAATGCTTCTGATAACGCCCTTAGCGTGTCAGATATAGGCTTTTCAACTTTATATTTATTACCCATAATATTAATCTTTTCTTTTTTCTGTTTTGATTTTAATCCCATTTAATTAGTTTTTATTATTTAAAATTTCTGTCATTTGTTTTTCTCTTTTTCCAAATCTTTCTGCAAATATTTTATCAATACTAGATGTTGCAAGTTTAAAATTAAATGCTGCTTTTTTTATAGATATTTCTTTTTTTCTAATATAATCTAATATTTCATTTTTTTTATCTTCAGTAAGATCATCATATTTAATAAGTCTTTTTCTAAATCTTTTCATAATACTTTTATTTTGACTCCTGAATTTTCTTTGTCGTATTTATATTCTCCAAAGCTAGGTATTATACAATCACAATTATCATCGTCTATGTAATCATATGTTACCATTAAGTCTTGAGCTGTTTGACAAGGATTTATATAATCAAACTTTCTTCTACTATTTCGTATAAATGTAAATTCTATTTTGTATGGCATCTCCTTGTTTTTAATAAGCTTTTTAAACTTTTCTTTGTTATCAATCCAGTCTTGTTTTGTTTTTTTTATATAATTCATCACTGTTTTAGAGTGAATCAAATACTTTCCTGTCCATCGTTTTCCGTTCTTACTAGATGGGACATTTTCTGCTATAAATATCTCTGCCATATTGCAAAGATAATAATAAATTTGAGAGTTTCACTCATGGGAATCATTGTACTTTTTCCTCCTCTAGGGATCTGTTATCTCTCTCATTTATATATCTTTAGAACGGCATATCTTCATCTGTTGCTGCGTCTTGTACTGCAGCATTAGCTCTTCCCCATGAAGCGTGCTTGTTACTAAATTCAGCCATTTGCTCATCAGTTAGAGTTTGGTTCATGTCATGGTTATATGTGCACTTTCCTCCTGATTTTGCTGACCATCTATACTTGGTAGATGTTCTAATTACAGGTTCTTGGTTGTCTCTATTCATGCCTATATATTCTTCTGATATAAATGTAATCATTAGAGAGCTTCCAATAGCGTCATTCATAGCCTTACTATCATCACTAAAGTCTTTCACTCCTGCATTAATAAGAAAGTCTTTAATTTGTTTAGTTTTCCATTCTTGTGTAGATGGCTTATCTGTTTCTTTTACAACCCAAAACCTACATCTACCAACCTTACCATTGCTTGTTACAGCGTATTGTATAAATGGAGACCCTTTATAGTCTTCTAATTGATCTGATGTGCTTAGTCCTGTAATTTTACATTCATATGCACCAGGCGTAATGTATTCTACTTTCTCACCTTTAGCCCTTCCTGTTGTTGTCGTGTTTAAATTAAACGGTAATGTACTCATTATTTATTGTTTTTGATTTTCCAGTTAATATACTTAGTTAATGTGTCTCCATCAAAGATAATCTTATCTTTCTCAGGAGCATATGGATAGTCTTTACCTTTCCATTGTTTTGTAGTTAAGGTTTGTATCTTTAATCTATACAAGAACCTACCTATACCCCACTTTACACATGCACGTTTAAATGCATCTGATACATGACCTTTATCTTTTTCCACCTTAGATTCTGATCCTGTGTCTGATTTCCATACCCATTTGCCATATTCTTCAGCTCCTGTTTCTGGACAATATATTCCTACTTTACAGAATAATAATCCATTTTCTTCATAGAACATACTTTGCCAGTTTTCAGGCCCACACACTTCATCTAGTATGTCCATGCAATCTCTAGCGTCTATATAAGCTACACAAGTTGTTTTTCCATACTTAGTGGACTGTACGCGCCACTTGAATGGTAGTTCTTTACTTAAATCTTCTAAATTCATTTTGTTTCCTCTTTTGTTTTATCTTTTTTATTGTTGTCTGCCATCTTTTTAATTCTAGTTGCAGCTACAACAAATTTTACAAATCTTCTTATCATAACAGGCTTACCCCTTAGCAATAATGTTACAGCTATTTCTTTAAATGTAAGGAGTAATACTTGTCTAACAAGTTTTTTGTCAATACCTAAATCGTAAGCTATCTCATTTACAATAGATCTTACTCTTGATTTGCCCTTAGTTTTTTCTTCCATGTAAAGGCAAATATACAATATTATTCTTTATTGCCAAATATTTGAACAGCTAAATACATTGGCAGTACAATAATACCAGCTATAACTAGTGAAAATATGACTGGACCAAGTAAGAAAATTAATGTACTAATAGCAATTATTGCCATAACAGGATACTTACCAATTATGTTATACTTCTTCATAATCTACAAATTTTGTTATTTCACTCTTAAAGCTTAAAGTAACTTCTCCAACACCTATATTTCTACCTTTAGCAAATATAATATTAGCAGTACCCTTGCTTTCTTTTCCATTATCATTAAATTCTATACCATAGTATTCAGGCCTATATATAAGCATAACTACATCTGCAGCTTGCTCTATTTCGCCTGATTCTCTAAGGTCTGATAATGTTGGTTTACTATTATTACGCATACCAACGCCTCTGTTTAGTTGACTTAACGCTATAATAGTGATATTCAATTCTTTAGCAAGATTTTTTAATGATCTAGCAACCTGACTAACTTCTTGTTCTCTGCTACCTGCTTTAGATTTAGCGCTAACTAATTGCAAGTAATCTACCATAATTAGTTTAGCATTTTTATTTTTTACATATTCTTTAATTCTATGTACTAAATAACCTAAAGAGGTAATATTACCCTCATCTATAGATATTGGTAGAGATTCAATCTTAGTTACTGTATTGTGAATTTTAGCTAACTCTTTATCATTTAAGGTACCATTTGTAATATATCTATTACTAATACCCGATTCCATAGACGCTAACCTTCTTAATAGCTGTATTGCACTCATTTCGTAAGAAAATATAACAGTAGGTGTGTCGGTGTATTTAGCAGCATTATAAGCAAGAGCAAGCGCAAAGCTTGTTTTACCCATAGATGATGCCCCGCCTACAATAATTAAATCTGTAGACTGCCAACCTCCTGTGAATCTGTCAATTGCTTGAAATCCTGAAGCTATACCTAAAAGACCTTCTGTATTCATTCTAACTTCTATGTCTTTCATAAAATTA